TACTTCTCACAAAGTTTAACAAAGTTTCGTGTATCACAAACGATTTCAACATTCCTACTTTCTTCGGTATTAAACCATTGATTACCCGACTTGGTACCAACCCCACTCACACCAATAGTACAGAATTTAAATCCACCACAATCTCCCCACCAATTATCTTTCATATCCATTTCATACACTTTGGTAATTAGAACAAAGATATTCTCATTGTTCCAATGTTTTCTAACCACGATTTGACCTTCAACGAATTTTTTAGTGTCCTTCTTAACAATCTTTTTAGTTAATCTTTCCACTTCTTCCTCGTAGATTCTTCTCCTCATCATATAATCACTATACATACTATCCTTGATTTTATCCACTCTACTAACGAAAGAGGTTTCACTTTGGTAGTACTTGTTCTCCAATTCTTTGATTTTTTCCTTTGTCATTAAGATTTCATTTTCGAAATTTCTTAATGTTGTCGTTTCGTCTTTACGAGGTCGACCAACCTTTCTTTTTAATGTTTCCATTTGTTTTGTGTTTTAGTGTTCACAAATATAACACTAATTCCATTATATACAAAATAAAAATGTTAATCTTTTCTAAAAATTTATTAACCGGTAAACGGGGGATAATGTATTACTGGGGAAATGAAGATGAAGAATTCCTCAAGAGGTGAAAACGATTTTACTGGGATGTATTACCCAGTAATTGATTTACGTCCATGATGGTCCCACGACTCGTAGTTTTCTTCACATATCCCAGTAATGTAATACCGGTGATCGTTATAAATTTCTTCAGACTCTATCTTCAATATCCCAGTAATATGTCATACCTGTCCAACAGTGTGACGGAGATTCTTCCACAAACAAAAATCCCCCGAACTAAAAGTCCGAGGGATTCAACCAAAAAACCTATGAAAACATAAACCTAACTCTCAATCAACTTATCGATAACATCAACCAATTCATCAAACATAATATCGTGGTCAATCGTTTCGTGTACCACCATCATATCATTTAACAATCGAACTTCATAATAATCTAAACCATTTAAAGTAATCAATACGAATTGTTTCCACTTCATACCATTAACTTTCAAAAGAATACCTTTAACATAACCATCCTCGGTAAGACCAATTCGGATAAGTTTTTTAACACCCCAACACATATAAGGTACACCCCCTTGTGTTCTTGTCAATACATACAAAGTTTCGTTTGGGTCGAACTCTCGTACACCCAACTCCATTAGTGTTTGTTCCGTTGTCATATCATTTTGTTTTTAGTGTATACAAATATAACATTATTACCAGTTTATTCCAAAATAAATCTGTTAAACTTTTGTGAAGGTGAGGTCCCCCTGAAATATATTCCTGGGGTAACACCCCAGTAAGGTTTTTTTGAAAACCAGGAAAAATTTTTTTTTTCATCATAAAAATAATATTACTGGGGTGTTGAAATAAAAAAAACCTAAAAAAAATTTGGATGTACTGGAATTAGTAAAAAATCGGAGAAAAGTAAAACTATATTACTGGGGTGACGGAATGAATATTTTTTTTTTTAGAATATAAAGATAAAAATTTTTTTTGTTGTTTACAAACTTTTTTTATTACTGGGGTAACTTTTTCTGATCGTCGGAAAATTTTATTAATAACCTTACTGGGTTGTTTTCCAGTTGAGTCGTAATCCTGGATGTCGTGAAAAACATTCCTGGGGTAACAACCCAGTAACCAATTTCTTACAACCTTGTAATTTTTTTTTATACTCCTTGGCATTACCCCAGTAAACAAAAACAGGGATCAGGGAAAAAATCAGGTTTCCTTCCAAAACAACCCAGTAATATTTCTCCCTTCGTTACCGTGTCGTGGACGAGGAGTGGGAGAAATAAAAAACCCCCACCGAATTAACGATGAGGGTTAGGGGGAGGGGGAGAACTAATCTTTTATTTCCACAAGTTTACTTTACCAACAACACAATGAGGTGTCTTCGGTCTGTGATAACGATTCATCACACAAGACGAAAACAATACGATGACCATAACTAAACTGAAAACCTTTTTCATATCATTTGATTTAGAAGACAAAGATATAACATTAGTTTCATTATACCAAATACTAATGTTAATGTTTTCATAAGGTTCATGGGACCTCAGGATACACAGGGGACTTATTACTGGGTAGACCTCCCTATACCCATAGGTGGGGGGTCCCCCCTCCCCGTATCCCCCCTTATATAGGGGGTATTTTGACATCCTAATAGGGGGGTCAATGCCACGACAGAAATTTTTCCGGAAATTTTTTGGAAAATTTGGGTTTTCTATTGCGCACATTTAAGACTTTTTACTGCGCACATTTTAGAACTATATTTCTAATTCCTACAATATCCCTATACATTCGGGGGGTAAAAACCTGTAAATGGAAATATATGTCTAAAAAGTCAAAAAAAAATTTCCAGAAAATTTTAGGGAATTTTGGATATTTATATAGAAAACAACTAAACAATGTATAAGAACTTTACAATTACAGAATCAGAAAGGGAACAAATCCTTAATATGCACAAAGATAAGGGTTATAAGAAACCATTAAACGAAAGTAACGAACTAAGTGAGGGTGATGACGAAGATTACTTCGCTCGTCACGGTGAAAAGAACGTTTGGACGGGTAGTTCAAATAAAACATACAAAGAATTACCAGATTTTGATTTCGATGATGAAACATATGATGACTTTGATTCATTACACACTACCTATCCTAATTTCCACAGTCATTATAGTGGGTCAGGTAATACAGAACATGCAAAAAGTATGTTCAATACATACAAAAATATGGAGGGACCTTTACAGATTAAAAAGAGAAGACGTGTCGATAATCAATTAAATGAATCAGCATCAGCAATGGCGGCAGATGCAATCGCAAAGGCGAAGAGTGGTCAGGGAAACTCATCAATTGCAGGTGAAATTACAAACTGTATTACAAGTAATGGTTATACTCACTTAGCAATTTTAACTACAGGTGCTGGAGCAACAGCACTAGGAGCGTTAGCCGCTCTATTTGCATCAGGTGCGGGTACCATTCCAGCATTAATTATCGCAGCTGCGGGTGCAATCATGGTGACCATTGAAGGATTTTTAACATCAAGTGGTAGTGGTTCTGCAAGTGTTACTTCAGAATTGACTGATTTACATAGTTGTTTAAAAAGTAAAAAGGTTATTTAATATCTAAAACTAACTCCTTATATGAAAAACCCTCCTACACGGAGGGTTTTTTTATGTATTTATACTATATGACATATCAAGTGGTAGATGTTCCCAAATCAATTAACTGTGAGAACTGTGTTCCATGTATGAGAATTAGACTTATGGAGATGGGATTTATATCAGGACAAGACATTGAGGTTGGAGAGAGGAAGTTGGGTCTTCACGTAGTTCATATGGTATCAGAAAACGGACATATTGAACAGACCTTTGCACTAAGACCAGAAGAATTGGGAAGAATTTGTTTAAATCAAAAATAATTTATTTTTATACAAATTTTAGATATTTATTCTAGTATACTAGCTTCTAGAGTACTAGAACTAGAATAAAGAAACTAGAAATAATACTAGAATATACTGGGCACAAATTTAATCCTCTCAACGTAGAGGTTTTTTTTTGCATATTTATATACAATGAGTCAAACATTAAACGAACAAATCCAAAGAATTAAATCCGTGATGGAACAGGTTTCAGAACCTGTAAGTGGTAAATGTGATTTAACCAAACTTCAAGGTGCTGGTAGTAATAATAGAGAAGCGAGATTGTGGGATAAAGAACTTGCTAGACAAAACAAGGCCGAAGAGAAAGAAAGAATCCAACAGAGTAAGAACTTTATGTCACTTGCCTATGATAGGGATGCGTTCCCGTTGGATAAATCTGCAAGAAAGGAATATTATACACAATACCAAGAATTCATGAAATCCAATCCATCTTTGTTATCCAACTCGGGTGGGTATAGTGCAGAACAAAAATATGCAATCACTTCCAAAACATTGGACTTTTTAAGAAATACTCCAAGAATGTCCTATACCATTAACTTAGGGTCTAAGTTTGGACTCAACTCTAAGAGTACCATTCAAAACGTCAACGACGTTATTGAGAAAATGGGTGGGTATGATGTTTACATGGAATGGTTTAATGCTGGAGGACCAAAATTTAAATAATATGACAAAAGACGAAGTAATCTATAACGTACAATTATGTGACGTTGTATATAAAGACCAAAAAGACATTGACTTCAAATCACTTGGATTAACATCCGTTAAGTGGATTGATGATAAGAAATCAGATACCCAAGGATTTGTTGCCCTGAAAGGGAAGTCACTCTATGTGGTCTTCAGAGGTACGTCATCAAAGAAGGATGCTCAGAACGATGTATCTATTGACAAGGTTCCATTCATCCTCGAGGGTGATAAGGTACACATAGGTTTCAAATCTTCTTGGGATGCTGTTAAGAACACCATTCTCAAAGATATCACCAAGATGAGTGGGTATAATAAGATTGTTGTATGTGGTCATAGTCTTGGAGCAGCGGTTGCTACTCTATGTGCTTATAACCTTTCCCACGTATTTGAGGATACCACTATTGAATGTTGTACCATAGGAAGTCCAAGGGTCGGTAATAAGACCTTTAAGAACAACTATGACAGTCGTAAGATTAAAACCCTCAGAATCGTCCATAATAACGACGTGGTGACACGTTCTCCCAACATAGGGTACTATCACGTCAATCACATGTTACGAATCGACCACGAGGGTAATATTAAGAAATTTATGATTGATTGGGAACGTGCTTGGAATTTCCTTAAATCTATGGTTACCGGAAAGAACATTAAGGACCATATGACTGCTGGTTATATGAGTTCATTAAAGAAGTGGTACGATAAACAACCTTAATATGAAAGTCATTATATCGGAGTCTCAACTAAGGACAATTATAGAACAACAAATTTTTAAACTTACCACACCCGAGCAAACCCTATTGGGTTTCCTAAATCGTTTCCTTAAAGGGGAAGATGGTGAATTTGAGAAGACACCAGCTGGTCAGTTAAAAAAGACCATGTTGTTCAATTCTAAGACCATATACCCTATGGTACAGAAGTTAATTGAGAAGAAAAACACCGGTAAGAAAACCTACGACGATAAGACTTTTAATTCCCTGTTTATGGCCATGGATAAATCCATCACAAAGGAACAACGTTATCTATTCTTCACCGAAGGTGGTAAAATAACAAATGTAAAATATAATTCCATTTACGAACAGATGAATGATCTGGCCTTCGATAGAAGATACGGGACGGTGGATGCCGCAGAGAAATCTAATAGAGCAAATCGTGAGTTAATTGATGCAATTGGTGGACCACATAGAGTGTTGGAGTTGATGTCCATTGGGTCCATATTCATTCCAGTGGTTGGTCCATTAATATCCATGGGACTTGGGTTTGCTGATTCAGCATTATACATGAAAGAAGGTAAGAAGAAGGAAGCTGCGGTTGCTGCAATCTTATCCATATTACCACAGGTTGGTGAGGTGGTTAGTTCCATCCCTGCGGTAAAACAACTTGGACAGAAAGGGATGCGAGCCCTTGCAAATAAACTTGCCTCTAATATGGAACTTGGGATGCTTGAAAAACGTGCCCTTGAGGATATCCTAAGAAAGAAATCTATGGTCTATAAGGCCGTTCAGGATTATACAAAGAAAGCGGTTCATAACGGTTCACAGAAACTTGCAACACTTCCTCCCACTCAGCAAGTAATATTAAAGACCGTGGCTGATGGTGGTATTGGACAATTGAAAACAACTGTTAGAGCTGCAGCTGTTGGTGGGATTGCAAATACGGTAACAAAATAAACCTCGTATATCCCCGTTCACGGTTTTTGTACTCCGGTACCCCCGTTCGCAATTTGTGACCCTTTAATTTTTGTGTCCCTTAATAATTGTGGGATATTTATATGTGTATATGAAACTAATTGATATTTTATTTGAAGCTGTTGTTGACGAAGGGTTAAAAGTCACTCAAGACGAATTTATACAAAGACTCAAGGATAAATTCAAGAATGATTTAGTTGTACTACCTAATGGTTCAAAGGTTCCTCGTTATGATTTTTCCAATACAGTTTACAGAGGTGCAGCAAAACCATTTAATTTTTATTGTAATAAAATAGGTAATGACGGTAAACCACATGGTATACAACAAGTGGCCGCATTAAACAATATGTTACGTAGAAACGATGGTTGTAAATTATGTGGTGCTGAGAACACATCATCTCGTTTTGGTCATAATCAAGATAAGTTTATAAAAAAGGCGGAAGAAAGATGGGGGAAGGGTAGATGGGACTATTCTAACTTAAAATACAAAGGGAGTGAAGAACCTGTAGATATTATCTGTCGCAAGAAAGATGAAAATGGAGTGGAACATGGACCATTTACTATTAATAGAGCTCAGTGGTTCTTGGCAAAGAATAACCCCATGTATTGTAAACAATGTTCCAATGAATATCGTGCAAATGCATTTACTCAAAAAGCACGTACGCGTGAGGAATTTATAAAGAGGGCCGAAGAATTACACGGTAAGGGTACATACGATTATAGTCAAATGATTTATAAACAAGGTAAAGGTAAGGAACCTGTAATGAATATCATGTGTCATAAAAAAGATGAGGATGGTATAGAACATGGATTATTTGGTTTGAAAATGGCACAGGGTTTAATTACCAAAGAAAGACCTTTAGGTTGTCCCAAATGTGCGAAACTTAATAAAACAGAAAGAGTATCATATAAAAAAGACGAATGGGTTGATTTCGCTCGTAGCATACATAAATTTAAAGATGGGACACCAAAATATACCTACGAGAAAATTGACTTAATAAAATCACCCTATATAAAAGCCATTGATCATGTGATTGTAAACTGTCCGAAAAAAGGACATGGTGATTTTTATATTAAATCTGCCTCCCATTTATATAGTAAATCAGGTTGTCCCAAATGTGCAACATCCAAAGGTGAGGATGCTATGGCACAATATCTTTATTCTTTAGGTTATGACACAATAAAAGATAAAAAATTTGATGACTGTACAAACTCTTGGAAAGGGGTTAAATGTTACAGATATAAATTTGATGCGTATTGTCCAAAATTAAATACCATATTTGAATTTGATGGTGGGTTTCATTTTATAAAAACCTTTAAACAAACTGATGAACATTTTAAATTACGTGCAATGGATGATATATACAAAAACAACTATTGTAAGAGGAAAGGTATTAAAATGGTAAGAATTGCATATACCGATATAAAAGATATCAAAGGACAAATTGATAAAGCATTAGAGAGTAATGAAATGTTATGGTTATCTGATAACTATCCAACGGATAAGGGGTGGAGAGATAAGAGTATTAAATTTTAATATTTATTTAAAACAACTATAATATGGGAACAGCAGCAAAAAAACCACGTGCAATGAGAAGTGTACGTTCAGGAAGAAAGAAAATGGAAATCTATAAAAAGAATCAAGAAATTCTTAAGAAGTATTTGAAATTAGTTAAAGAGTAATGAAATTAGTTGATTTAATTTTTGAAATTGTAATTAATGAAGGAGTATCAAAAGGTAATATCCCACATAATAAGGGAGTGTCGAAATATTCCTTAGAATACCTTAACAAAATAAAAGAAAAATATAATGGTAAACCTCTATATGATTTTAAAAATGGGGAAGATAAAAATGTTTATAAATATGTTGTAAGACAGGGTGAAAATTTTAGATTAAATTTTACCAAAGATATGGTTAGGGAAGCATATACGGACAAACAATTAGAAGATATAGCCAAAAAATATAACACAAAAAATGAATTTAGAGTAAACGATGAAGGTGCGTTGAAGGCTGCAATAAAAAGAGGTCCATTTGTTATAGATTCTATTAGTGGAAAAAAAATTAATACCTACGAATTTTATGATAAGATAACATCACACATGCAAACACCTCACAATTATTCCAAAAGACTCGTTTATGTGTTTGAATTCTATGATGAAAATAATAAACCAATCGCGTCGTATATCGGTTTAACAAATAATAGTGATAAGAGAAAAGACGAACATTTACATGGAGTAAATCGCTTAAAAAAACAAAAATTAACTTCAGTAACTAAATTTTTAATCAAAAATCCAAAATTACATTATCAGTATAAAGAATTAAGTGGTTATGTTGATTCATCTGAGGCGGTTGAATTAGAGAAGTATTGGGAAAATAAATATAGAAATGTGGGATGGGAAATATTAAATATACAAAAAACAGGCGCTTTAGGACCCACAGGTATTAGTGTTAAAAAATTAAGAGAAATTGTGGATTATGCTTATGAAGTTGATGGAATTAGAACTTTAAAAGATTTTAGAGCTAAGTATAAACATGTTGAACATAGAATACGTATTAAAGGGTTAGATTTACCTCCATTTAATTTATTAGATAAATTTGAAAGAAAATTTAAAGTAACAAAACTAAAAAATATTGATGATTTAATAAAATCCGCATTGGAATATAAAACATATGACGAGTTAAAAAAAGATGTTGTATTAGTGGGAAAATTAAAATATAGAAATTTAATTGACGACGTTAAAAAATTATTTATAGAGAGAGAATTAAATCAAACCAATAAACAGGTTGATGAGATTGCAACGAAAGAAAAAGAACTCGTTGGTAAAGGTGCATTTCATAATGTATATCCATCCAATAAGAACCCAAACATGGTTTATAAAATTGGATTTGATGAAGACGTTAATGGTTGGGTTGATTTATTTAAAAGTCGTCCTGACATATTCCCAAAGGTATATGGTACGGGTTATGTTAATATTAAATTAAAAAAACAAGTAACCAACTTCTCTTGGAGAACTGGTGAATTTAAACCAATCACATATAATCCGGGCGATACCGTTAAAGTAAAATATGTAGGTGTTGAAAGATTGAATACGGAGAAAGCAAAACAACATTGGAATTCATTGGCAAATGTTGTTTCTGTAATGTCAGGTAAATCTTTACAAACATATCTTACAAGTTTAGGAATAGATGAGGAGATGGAGGAAGAATTTTTATCTATTGGTGAGAAAATAAAAGAAACGGGTAACGATTTCATTTACAACATCTTTGTTGAATTTTATAATCTTATTCATTCCGTATATGAATTGAAACCCGTCGCAGACGTTCACGTCGGTAACTACGGGTATGATAAGGACGGTAATTTAAAATGTTTAGATATTTAATATTATGAAACTAACAGACATATTAACAGAATCGAAGTCATTCGATGAGTTTGCTGAAAAAAGAATGGGCGGAGCAACTAAGATTGCTAATAATGCCAAAGAAAAGGGTGGCCCATCAATGTTGACTTATCATCATTTTAAAGTAAAACTTCCTTACTATAAGAAAGCATCTGAAGGTAAATTTGATATGGAAGAATCTAAAAAAGAATTTATTAAAACATTAAAAAGTATATCTTTAGAAATGAACCAAACCGAATTTCAAACAGAGGTGGGTCGTTTAGAGGTACTTGGTGAACTTATAATCAAACACAAATAAAGATACCTCCGGTTTGAAGACCGGACTTAGGGCCGGGACTAGTTACTAATCCCGTTGGGACAAGAATTCGCTACTCTTGTCCCTTTTTTATTTAAATTATTTTAACAAATCCGTATATTTATAGAGATATAAAATCAAAATGGGAAAAAAAATCAAAATCACAGAAGAACAATTAAAGAAAATAATTGCGTCTAAACAAGTAAACGAACAATCTGCTGGTGCAGTTGGTGTTGAAAATGGTATGGATGTTGCTAGCGAAACAGAAAGAATGATTGATAGTTTTGTTAGTCAATATAAGGATTTGGTTGCGGGTTCAGAATTCGATAGTGAAGAGGCTTTATTAAATGCTTGTGACATATTAAAAAATAAGTTATGTAGTAATAATGAACCAGTGGATTACACTATGGGTAGTGATGATGAAAACATGATGCCAAACCCACCTTCAGAAATTAATATGAACGAGTCGGTAATCAAAATAAAATCAGAATTTAATAGATTTTTATAGTGGCAGATAGTTTAATGAAGCAATTTGGTGGGATTAGTAAGTTACTAACTTATATGTTGAATAACCCAACCGTTAAGGAAAGGGAATTTGTTATTCACACATTAAAAACCGATGATTCTTTTTCACCCGAAGTTGTTAATTTAATTTTAGGGGAATTAACTGATAAGACAGAATACCCAAAAGATGACGATTTAAGATTTCAATACAGTCTAAACGAATCTATTAAAAAAGAATTCAATAGATTTATTAAATAAATTTAAAACCCTCAATTATGAGGGTTTTTTTTTGACTGATGACTTTTACGTGTTCTTTAAGGAGAATATAGAGAAATGTTATCATGTATAGTATTTATACTATATGAAAATAGTATTAACCGAAAATCAATACAAATCTATTATTCTTGAAGAGACGAATGGTATCGACTCGTTTATTGATGAGTTATTGACTGCTTACCCAAGATTGGAGTCTCACATTGATTTAGTTAAGAAATTCATAGAAGAATCAAATTGTCAAGATATTGAATTTGGTACCTTTAAATTACCAGCTGCGGGTATATCATTACACAATAAAGTCGTTATTAATAAAAAGGTATTACAATATACATTAGAAAATACCCTATTTGTTATTTTCCACGAAGTGGCTCATCAATACCAATATAAGAAATATGGTTCAAGTATGATGCACAGATTTTATGTTGGGGAGGTTGACATGGATGAGGCGGTTAGATTTTTAAAATATACAGAAAATGTTGCGGATCAGTTTGGGTTGAGAAAGTGTAGGGAATTTGTTAAATTAGGTTTATTAACCAAAGAATACATACCTAAAATGGGGGGATATGACAACTATAGTGATATGATGTTTGTTAACTATCTTAACACTCTTAGAAATAGGATAAAAGAAAGTGGTGAGACAGATGATGAAAAAATAAGTGAATCTCTTTATAACTGGGCTATCGTAAAATTATAACATGAAAATAGTATTAACCGAATCACAATTAAAGTACATTATTGAATCAGAAAAAAACGGAGTCGTACATTGTGATGGTTGTGGATGGGAATGGAAGAAATCTGAGGGTGGTAAAGACCCATATACTTGTCATAAGTGTGGACATGACAATGAAAAATTGAATGAGGATGACGGAGAAAGAAAGGATGTTTATAGTTCATTGACCGATAAACAAATTAAAAGTATTGACGATTTAAATAAGGACGCAAAATTCTTAAAATGTAAGGCCTGTAGAAAATTATATACCCAAACAACATACAAAAAGAAAAAATCACTACCTATTTGTCCTTGGTGTGGAAAACATAATTAAAAATAATTTTTTGGGATATTGAAAAATATCATTACTTTTGTAAGAAATATACTAAAATATACCAATTATGAAAAAAGTATTAGGATTACTAATCATAGTGTTGTTAGTCATATCTTGTACAACAACGAAAAACCAAACCTATTCTTGGGGGGGTAAACAGGTTTCCAAAAGACAATATGATTTGTTACTTTACAAATATACGGTGGATTTTGTAAACAACTACCCTAAAAAAGAAGACCTCAAAACTTTTGAAAATCTTGAGGTCATTTATGATACTATTGGGAAAAAATAATTATTACTTCTTTATTTGATTGGATTACCACACAAATCGGTAGTCAAAAGAACGGTTTCAGTTGTTGAACCCCTCTTCATACCTATATTTGGTTCACCATCAAATAAAGATTTTTCCGATTTTCTACTATTGATTGTAACCCAAGGTGTATCCGCGTGTGTCCCAGTGGTATAAAATATTTTGTACTCCCCTTCTTTTGTAACTAGTGGTACAATTGATAATACTATTTTATCCGAAGGTGCGTTATCAATAATACTTTTAGCCTTTGCTCCATCCAAAATAAATGTTTGAGACCTGTTACCACCGCTTTTACCATCGGTTTTTCTACCGTACTCCTTAAAGGAATTATTAACTTTATCCAATACCTCTATAAATGGTTCAATTGTCTCATACCCAAGTTGGGATGCTCGTAATCTCATAGATTGAGGCCACGCTATTGTAGGTTCCTCGGGAATCATTTTTTTTCTGTCTCTTTCTTTGTAAACACCAGAACTCAAAAGTCTTTCAAATTCTTTAACTGATTTTTGATGTGACTCTTGTTTCTTTTTGTACATATTTCTAGCATAATCAGCTCCCATATCTAAAGATGAATTATTTAAATTCACAATACCTAACCTAACACCATTCATTCTAATTTCAAAAATTGCCTCATCACATTCGTGACTAGATTTGTTTTTACCTTGGTAATAACCAATAGTAATTTCAAGGCCTACAAGACATTCGTAATCTTTTTTTGCTGAAATAATTGCTCTAACAAATTGCTCTTTTTGATATAAATCTTTTTTTGTTTGTAAATCTGTTGTTCCCGCTTTATATGGAGTTGTACCTATTTTAGTAATTGGTGCCGGTATTTCTGGCATCTTATCAATTGCTCCATTAGTTACTAATCCTTGAAAATATTGAGTTAGAAAATTAACCATTGATTCACCTCTTCTTTGAGATAGGACACCTGGTTGTAATTTTGGTTTAGACGAGTCTTCGTTATCTACGTTTGTTACTTGACTCTCTCCCGCCTCAATTTGAATTGTAACAGCACTTCCTTTGTTTTTATTGATAAAATCAGTTACTCCCATTAATTTTTGTATAATTGGACCTGATTGTTGTGATGTTAATTTCCACATACCCATAGACCAAACTGCATCAAAATTAACAGTTAACGCTTCTGCCCTAACCTCATTTTGTTCAGATATGATTCTATCTATAACGTTCTTTACCTGTGATTCTAATAAGATTACTGTCTTCATTAAAGTTTCTCTTTTATATAAATACTTAATAAAGGATAAGTAGTATTTATAATTAAATAAAGACTTTAAACACAAAACATATTATGTTACTAAAATTAGGATCTGAAGGAGAAGATGTAAAAAAACTCCAAGTTAAATTGGGTGTTGACCCAATAGGTAAATTTGGACCAAAAACAGAAGCAGCGGTTAAAACGTGGCAATCTGCTAATGGTTTAACTGCAGATGGTATTGTTGGTGATGGCACTTGGAGTAAGTTATTCTCTGAAGGTGTTGTAAGCGCTCCAACAATTATAACTGAACCAGCACCTGTTGCTTCAGTTGGTGGGTTAAAATTAGAAAAACTAAAGGGTCATATTCCTGATGCGGTTATTCGTCAAATTCCCGACACGGCCGCTAAATTTCAAATTAATACACCGTTAAGATTAGCACACTTCTTGGCACAATGTGGTCATGAATCAGGAGGGTTTAGAGCCACAAAAGAAAATTTAAATTATTCAGCTAAGGGATTAGTGGGTACGTTTAAAAAGTATTTCCCAAATGAAGCGGCAGCAAAACCATACGAAAGACAACCTACTAAAATTGCAAATAAAGTTTACGGAAATAGAATGGGTAATGGTCCCGAATCTTCAGGTGAAGGTGCAAAATTCTGTGGACGTGGATATATCCAATTAACTGGTAAGGAAAACTACACTGCGTTTGGTAAATCAATTAATGAAGATATCCTATCAAATCCTGACAAGGTTGCATCAGATTATGCATTATTATCAGCGGCTTGGTTCTTCTCAAAGAACGGTCTTCATAAAATGGCTGACGGCGGAGCAACTGATGCTGTTGTTACTTCAATTACAAAAAGAGTAAATGGAGGTACGATTGGATTAGCGGATAGAATTAAACACTTTAAAGAATATTATTCATTATTATCATAAATAAAAAAGGGACTTTAAGTCCCTTTTTTTATATCTCTTCTTGACCACCCTGTTCAGGTTCTTGTGGTACCTGAGGATTTGGTTGTTGTACTTTTTCTTTTTTCTTCTTAGGAGACAACCCGTGTTGAATATCACCATATTTCCCACCTTCGTAACCAACCATAGTAGGTACTCTTTTTCCTTCGATTACAGTTAACCTATGAGATAAATCTTCTTCCCACATTTGTTTACTAACTAAATAACCTAACGCTTCACCACCGTCAGATAATGTTGGGTTATCGATTATTACGTAGAAAGCATCTCCATTATCTGCAGAATAAGATTTAACGGCATATCTTTTACCTTGCTCATCTTCAGTTCTCATCATTTTTTCTTCAGAGAATCTGTCATTATATTCTATTTTAGTTGTACCATCCATTACCCATTCAAATGAACTGATATGATAGATACCAAATAAATGAGAAGACTTGCTTTGATAAATTCTATAATTGTCGTCTTTTTGTCCTTTTCTAACAAGAATATAATCTTTTTGCATAAAATCATTAACGAGGTATTCAATACCGGGTTTTCCGATTTGTTTTAATTTTCTATCTAATTTTTCACGATATGGAAAATCGGGAGGACTTGTTTTTAATATTGCAGTTAATAACTTACTATTTGAAATTCTTGATGTTGCATCGTGTAATTGCATCATCGTAATGTAAGTTGTTTTTAATTCAGGAGTCATTGCATTCCAAGAATCAACTTCTTTAATTTTACCTCCGATACTAATGTACTCTGTCATTCTTTGTGGTGTCTGTGCTGAGAATTCATTTGGATCACCAGGAGTTTCATTAATCATATCCGTAACTTTTGCGGATTCTAATTCATCTTGAGATAATGCTCTCCATTCAAATTTTTCCCTTTCTCCATCCAATTGAGGCCAAGTACTAACAATAAAATCCCAACTTTTGGTTTCGTCTCCGTCATTAAACATTGAACTTACAGTATAAGAACCATAGTTGTTTATTTGGATTGCAGCCATATGAAATCTTGCTTCATTGACATCATCACTTAAATAATTTCTGTTATCATCAATAAGGAAATAGAATGTTTTCTTATCACTTCTTCTATAATATCCATACTGATTGGTACCGTTACCGTATAGATAGTTACCTTCATCATCCGTTATTTTTACATCACCTCTCCACGTAACACACCACGGTGAATTTATTCTACCGTTTCTTCTAAATTTCATGTATTGTTGTCTATGTAAAGATTGGTAATAATATCCCATTCTTTTTGCGTGAGTTTCACTCAATACTTTATAGACTCTTACACCACCTTTATTTATAACACAATTTTCATCGCTAAACCACATTGGTTTCGATGTTTCAATTTTAAGCTCATTTGGTTGATTGCCGTCCGATGCAAATATGGCATCAAGTCTAGCTTTTTCATCCTCAACATCGTTTTCCTTATCTTCACCACCCATTTCAAATTTTCCAAATTCAACTAAAAATGAAACAAGATCCGCAAATTTAAAGACTTGAATTTGTTTTAAATCGTTTAATGAATATTTCTGTTTGTCTGGAAATCTACCGTCATGTCTTTTTAAGAATCTTAAAACACCGGAATTTTCAATGGAAATTTGATTTTTAATATTGTTGTGTCTATTAAAAACTTTTTCTCCTTGATCGTCTGTTAATTGGGGCATTTCAGCTCTCCATTTAACCATTAGTTCGTTGAAAAAGGTTTTTTGATTTGCTTTTATCTCCTCAAAAACCATATCAAATATTAAATCATTAATCTTCATAGTATATAAATATCCTATAAATATCTTTTTTTAGTGTTAAAATCAAGACTTTTATTGGGTTAATTGAGATTCTGATTTAATATATGTTTGTTTTAAATTGTCCAATTCATCTAAAATAGATTTACACATTTTTTCAATCATTAATATTTTCATGAAATTATCCGCATTAGACTTGTCAAACTCAGAATTGTAGTTATTTAAAAGAACCATTTTCATGAGATTGTCATTCTCCGATTTTAATGTTCTTTCCTTTTTTCTTTGGAAATACTTCTTAGAATTTTCACGTGTACAATCAATACAGTAGTTACTGTGACCATCTAAAACTAACTTGTTTTTGTAAAAATTGTCAATTGTTTTGGTTGTCTTACAACCCGAACATTTCTTTTCGTCCATCTTTTTATTGGTTTATTTATGATGCAAAAGTATGTATATTAAAAAAGATTACCAAATATTCTAAAAAATATTTGTGTATAACTAAAATTACGTTATATGGGAGACCCAATACTAAAAATAGGTTACTATTCAATTTATCAAATAAAGACCACTAGAGGGGTAAAATATAAAGTTGATAGTGGTAAGACCATATACATTGAAAGGTTTAAAAAACACATCGTAAATCCGTATAGAGACACTAAGGAGTTTACTTCTCTTGAGAAGGCTAAAGAATATATAGGTCTTAAATTGGTAAAAAGGGGTCAGGACAAAAAGAAAAAACTAGCAAAATTACCAAAATCATTATATCTCGTATTAATAAAAGAAGAATCTACAGGTAAAACATTTGTTAAGGTTGGTATAACATCTAAAAGATTCATAATGAGACGTTTTAGTAAAGCGTATGGGTATGAGGGATATATTATTGAGTCGATATTAAGAAGGATTGAAACACCAAATGCAGAAAAATTAGAAAGTGATATTAAAGAAAAACTTAATAAAAAAAGGTCTGTAAAAAAATACAGACCAATTTTAGAATCTTTTTCAGGTTATTCTGAATGTTTCAATTATAATGGATTAGAGGAAATTGTTAAAATTTTTGACGAATTAGTTACCAGAGGGTCTTAGACTATAAGCAATAATCATACCAGGTTGTAACCCTTTAGGATTACCTTTTAATAAATCGTTATCGTGTAATATATTGTAATCTGAGTTTGCACCTAATTTTTGAACTAATCCACTTATTGTGTCACCATCTTTAACAACGTATAATTTGTTAGTTTTGTCTTGGTCTAACATTTTAATCATTCCAGATGAAAATGCAAATCTACCTTTTGGGTATTTTTTCATTTGTTGTGAAATTGGGGGATTACCGTATACTGCATTAAAACTAGCGTCCATTCTTTTTTGTTCACGGTCTTCTGGACTCATTTGTTCACTTATTTGTGAATCTATAATTTTTTTTAGTTGACCTTCTGTGAATATATATTTTTTCATGTTACTTTGTTCTTGGGATTCTTGTTGTTTTATGTAATGTTTCGTTTTCTTTGGTTAAGTATTCAACTTTAACAGATAGTGCTGCAACTTCTTTAGTTAATGTTAAAACCATATTTCTCAAATCATCCTTCTCTTTAGATGATGATTCTAATAACGCCTCTAATTTGGTGATTCTATCCTTACAATCGTGTCGAATAAAATCTTCGTCTCGTTCTTTATTTAAGGCTCTTTTTTCATAGTACCTCCAAGCACCAGTACCTCCAAGTACTGTAATTGCGGTTATCAAAACTGAATAAATGTTTTCCATATTGATATAAATAGTGTAATACAAAATAAAATTTCAAAGTTTTTAAGGTTAGTCGACCCTAAATCCCAAATTAATTTTTTCCTGACAAATAGACATACTTTTTTTTGGTATTTTTAGACTCTATAACTTATTTATTTTTGTTGTCGGGGGACAAAATAAACTTATTTAAATTTAATATACGGGAGATTTCACAAACTCCCTTTTTTTATGTATATTATGTAACATATGAGCAAGATAATTAACTTTTTTGGTGGTCCTGGTATAGGTAAATCAACACAAGCATCAGGTTTATTTACCGAGATGAAAAAACGTCACATGAGCGTCGAATATACGTATGAGTTCCCTAAAGAAGTTGCATGGGAAGGTAACATATCTCAATTAAAAGATCAATTTTTTATTACCGCAAATCAACATAGAAACATTAGTCGTCTTTATGGTAAGGTTGATTATATAATTGTAGATTCACCAATCATTCTTGGATGTTTTTATGAACAAAGGTATGGTGATGATTATCCCGCGTCGTTTTATGGAATGACAGGTTTAGGTGACTTTATATGGAAGTTATTTAAACAATATGAAAATATAAACATAATATTAAAGAGAAATAATGAGACATATGACCCTAACGGTAGGATACAAGATTTACAAGAGGCTGAAGAAATTGATAGGGATATTAAACTCACATTGGATATTAATAATATACCTTATAGTGAATTTAGTGTTCATAATGACACTCCTTTGGAGATTTACAAATATTTAATAGAAAACAATTTATGAAAAAAGGTTTACTATTAATCGTCTTTATTTTATTCAGTACAGTATTATTTGCACAAGACACTATAAGAGTTAAAAATCAAGTATTTGAGGTACTTTACTCTCAAAAATTAGAATCACCTTTATGGTTAAAGTACCGTTCAACTAATAGACCTACAAACGTAAATAGAGGGTCAATGGACTTTTATACTGAAAAGAATATACACACGTCTAACGCCGAAGATTATGCTAAAAACATATACGATAAGGGACATTTGGCGCCGGCAGCATCATTCTCTGATAATATGGAAAATCTTAAACAAACATTTTCATATTTGAACTGTATGTTACAGGATCAACACATGAATAGAGGTGAATGGAGATTACTTGAGGAGCAGGAAAGAAAATGGGATGACAATGGGAATTTGACAATTATCATCAAAATATTTTTTGACAAACCTGTAAGAAGATTACCAACAAACGCAGCAATACCATCACACATGCAGAAACACATATATTTTGAAAAACAAAATGTGTGGAAATGCTTTGTTTTTTTAAATGAAAAGCCTAAATTTAAATGGGATGAACTTGAGATGGTGTGTCCACCTAGTGACCACAAGTAAATTATGTTAAACAAAGAATTAGTAAACTATCAAGATAAACTATATTGGGTTTATAGAAGAATTAAACATTCACAAGTAAAGGAAGGTTCAGTTAATGATTTAAAGGAATTTTGGTATTGTGATATGGTAGTAAGAAATAGAAATCAACAAAACGATATTTTATTGTTTTTAAGGGAGATTGAAGAGGCTAAAATAGTTTCTTAATTTCTTTTAAACATAATTTAGTATATCTATCTTCATTTCTTTTCGCTTGTCTTTCCATCGGATTATGGGAATAATATCTTGATAATTCATATTCCCTATATTTTCTACGAACTTGCAAATAATGCGTGTACTCATGGATTACGGTCGCAACTAAATCGTATATTGTATTATTATTTGGTAGATAGATTATAATTTCATTTCGATAAAAACAATAATTACCAAAAATGTCAAAATTATCCATTTTACGTTTTCTTTCACTAAATCTAAACAATAATTTACGTTTTTTTCTATCACATATGCCAAAATACGATTCACACCACTTTAAAGCTAGTGTGGCGTAACGTTTTTTGGATTCTATGTCAATAGTTCTAGCCATTATTTTGGTTATCGGTTTTTATCGTTCTTTTTGTCCTTTTAGGTGGTTTAACAAAATCGTTAATTGCGTCAAAATTGTTAGAAATGTCTTTTAAAACTGCAGCAAATTCGTAATTTTCATTGTCTTCATGTTTTTTCCACAAAACAGTAAGAAAACTTTTTAATTCCATGTCAGTTAATTGTGCTCTGGATTTTACGGAATTTTTCATTAATTTAAAAACCATATAAAGTACTGACATTTTTTTTTCTTGGGGTAATGAGAAGTAATTCTCAATGGTAACGTTAGATAAAATATTGTTACTCACAGTTTCCAAGAATTGGATAAAAGATGGATGATTTACGTTTACTTTCATTATTATTTCGTTTTTAAATAAATAGTAGATGGTTTATTATAATAAATAAAAAAAGGGATAAAATTTTAGTTTTACCCCCTTTTTTTGAATGGTAAAAAATTAAATTATTTGGCCCATTTACCTCTAACAACAATTTGAGCAATTATGTTATATACTGATAAATCTTGATATGTATCCTCAATAGCCTCACCGACTGTATCTGGCTTACCTAATAACACCAATTGTTTTAATCTCTGAATCTTATCATTCATTCTGAACCAAAGTCCTGTTTGAGATAATTTAATCTCGTCAGGGGTCTCTAAACGAGTCCCTACGGATATATTATCGGGTCCATAGTTAAGTTGTTTCCTGCAAAAGGTTTCGTACTGTTCTTTTAGAATCTTTTTAAATTCTGCAGTTGTTTCTGGGTACTTTTCCTCACATAATTTGATTGGGGAAAGTTGTGGAGTGGTATCTTCTGACATATTTTTGTGTTTTTTATTAATATAATGAATTTTATTTGTAATACAAAATATTTATATAAAAAACACATATCATGGCATCAGACGCATATAAAGAAATGCAATCATCGAACGACAAACCAAGCTCAAGTCAACCAAAACATAAGCAATTGATAAAAATGTTAACATTTAGAGTTGTTCCTGCTTATTATAAGGAGATTGAGAAAGTTGCAAATAACCAAGAAGTAACTGTATCTAAATTAATTAGAAATTACATTAAAGAAGGTATGAAAAGAGATGGTGAATTAACGGATAGAGAAGAAAAAGACTTTGGTTTAGAATAATATATGGAAAAAAACATCATATCAGAAAATTTAGTCAAAGAGGCGGTTGATAAGGTCTTATTTGAGCAAATGTCAAAAGTATCTAGACAGGATTTTAGTAGAGTGCAGTTTAAAATAGAAGAATTACAAAATTCTTTAGGTGAAACAGTAAAAGAATTGAGAAAGTTGGAGGATTCCATACCTTCTGGCTTAAAAAGCACGTCAAATGCGAGAATTTCGGGAATAACTGTTAGTTTATCTAATGCTCAAAAATTGTTAACCCAACTTAAAGACAAAGTTAGACAGTATAAAAAGTCTATATACTCTCAATCTTTGGACGAGAAGAAAAAATAAGAGTTATTTTAGTTTTTCATCATTTTTTAACACTTTTTTACCTTTTTCAGTTAAGAAAAACATCTCTTCGGTGTTATCGTCTTCGTATGAATTTACTAAACCTTTTGTTTTTAGTTCATTTAGTATTGTACCCGCCACAATTTCACGCAAAAGAGTTTCAAACTCATCTTCACTAAAAATTTCATCTTCAGTAAGGTCAGTATCACCATTTATGAACTTTTCGGTTAACATGTCGGATATGTGATTTTTAGCAAAATCCGTAACTTCAATTTCGTAATCGAAAAAGAAATTAGTTTCCACCAAAGTTTCAATGATTTCTTTTGTTCTTTCAATAACAATAGGTTGGTATATTTTTGACATAATATGTGTTTGATTTTTATTAAAATATATGTAAAAAACACCGATAAAAAAAATTATTTACTTGAAAGTATCCACATTTTTTTATATATTATCGTATAATTAAAATATAATGGGTAACAACAAAATTTTCATTCAAATTGCATCTTATCGAGATCCGCAATTAGTACCAACAATAAAAGACTGTATAAAAAACGCAAAAAAACCGGAAAATTTAGTTTTTTCAATTGCATGGCAACGTTCGGTCGATGACGAATGGGATAATTTAGATGAATTTAATGGTGACGAAAGATTCAAAATTTTAGACATCAACTATAAAGATTCAAAAGGTGCTTGTTGGGCTAGAAATACTTTACAACAACAATACGATGGTGAAGAGTATACTTTACAATTAGACTCTCACCATAGATTTGCCGAGAATTGGGATGATGATTGCATAAAAATGATTAAACAACTACAAAAGAAGGGACATAAGAAACCATTGTTAACTGGTTACGTTTCATCTTTTGATCCCGATAACGATCCCGCCGGTAGAATACAACAACCTTGGAAAATGAATTTCGATAGATTCATTCCAGAAGGTGCTGTGTTTTTCTTACCAGCAACAATTGACGATTACAAAGAAAGAACTGAACCTATACCTGCTAGATTTTATTCGGCACATTTTTGTTTTACTTTAGGTTCTTTTGTTAAAGAAGTTCCACACGACCCTGAATATTATTTTCATGGAGAAGAAATTTCAATTGCGGTTAGAGCATATACGTGGGGTTATGATTTATTTCATCCTCACAAAACCGTTGTGTGGCACGAGTATACTCGTAAAGGTAGAAAAAAACAATGGGATGATGACAAACAGTGGGTTACCAAAAATGTAAGTTGTCATAAAAGAAATAGAAAATTATTTGAGATGGATGGTGAGGTAAAAGATATTGATTTTGGAGTTTATGATTTTGGTAAAGAAAGAACTTTAGAGGATTATGAAAGATACGCTGGTGTTTCATTTAAAAAACGTGCCGTTCAAAAATATACGGTAGATAATAATTTAGCACCTAATCCACCCTTATATGGTGATGAATTTAATAGTTCATTCTTGTCAATTTTTAAACATTGTATAGATGTTACCTTCGATAGGGTACCTGAAAATGACTATGATTTTTGGGTTGTTGCATTTCATGATGAAAAAGATGAAACTCTTTTTAGAAAAGATGCTGACAAGGACGAAATACGAAGATTAAAAAATGACCCCGATGGATATTGTAAAATTTGGAGGGAATTCACGGTTGAAACAAAACCAAAATATTGGGTTGTTTGGCCACATAGTGAATCTAAAGGATGGTCAGAAAGAATAATTGGAGATTTATGATGAAAGGAAAAATTATATTAGAAACTTGGTTTGAAACAGGGTTAGGTGATTTTTATGCTTGTCTCATCTCATTAAAAGAGGGATATGATAAATTAATATCATTAGGTTACGATGTTCATGTAAGGATTAATTCTAAAGTTTCATTTTATCATGATTTAAAATCACAAAATACTTTATTAGAAGAATGTCTTGATTTCTCACTTTTTAATGAGAACTTAAAATTAAATGTTTCCATTGACGAAGATTTTATAAAATTACCAACAGTTGCATATGCGTATAACATATATGTACACAAAGAAAATGAAAATTTGTTGGAAATTCAATCTTTAGATTTGTATGGATATTCTGTTGAAAACATTGCAAAGGGAGGTCCTTATCCAAGTATTAATAATAGAAAAAGATTGTTATTTAATCATAAATTTTTAAATGAAATTGAAAATATAACAATACCGTTTGGTAAGTTTATAATGATTCATTTAAGATATGATGATTCACATTTAACATCTGAAACTGAAATAAATCAGATTAAACAACTAATATTGGACATCCATAATAATGATAAAGACTTAAAGGTTTTTTTATCATGTCATGTCAAGGAGATAAATGATATTACGGTTGAGGGAGTTGATATGGTTACATTTAATTATGAGGTAAATAACAACTATGATAGAATGAAAAGAGATTTATTAAACATGGCGATTTTTGCTTATTGTGATAAATTATATACAAGAACTACTCTTTGGTCGAATTATCAAACATTAGGTTTAATACACAATATAAATGGTAAATCATACGAAGATTACATCGAAAAAATACGATAATGAATAAAAAATATACAATTGTTATAACAACATTCTCTAAAAGATTTGATTTAGTTACAAATTTAATAACTCAAATTAGAGAGGTTACTACAAATCCAATAATACTAACAATTAATGGAGAAAAGGACGGAATATTAAATGAGAAATATAGAAAAGATATTTTAAGTTTTTGTGTTAAATTTGATTCAATATATCCCGTATTTTTTACGGAAATACGTTCATTATCTAAACTATGGAATATCGGAACAATGAATTCAAATTTAGATAATGTGTTATTATTAAATGATGATATTAAAATTTTAAACAACGATTTTTTTAATCAATGTGATGAAATTTTAGAGGAGGATGTGAAAATGGTGTTATTTAATGATAGTTTTTCACATTTTTTTGTAAATAAAATTTTCCTAAATGAAATAGGTTATTTTGATGAACGTCTTTTAGGTTTTGGTTGGGAAGACACTGATATGTGGATGAGATTTAAAGAATTGACTGGAGATAAAATAAAAACAGTTAATACCACATCAATTTATAACGAATCGTCAGATTTAATATATGATGATGTTAAAACCACGTGGGGAAAATATTCTACATATAATTATGAATATATAAAAACAAAATATAGTAATCCTGCCGCTGAGAGATATACGTGCGGTAAAAAACTAAAAGAAGATGTTAATCCATATCCAACGGAATCGTACTTTTTAAGTGACAAAAATTTAATTTTTAACAATGAAAATAATTGATACGTTTATTTTTTATAATGAGTTAGAAATGCTCAAATTTAGACTAACAGAATTAAACGAACAAGTCGATTATTTTGTTCTTGTCGAAATGACTAAAACATTTGCGGGTAATGATAAGGAATTATATTATGATGCAAATAAGGATATGTTCTCTGAATTTAATGATAAAATTATCCATATCGTTGTAACGCCTCCTGAAAATTTAAGTGCGTGGAACAATGAATACTTTCAGAGAAACTCAATAATGAAAGGTTTGGATAAATTGGATTTGAGTGATGATGACATAATCTTAATACATGATACTGATGAAATACCTGATATTGATAATATCTTAACACTCGATATTGAATTAGTAAAGAAAGGTATGAGAAGTGCGTTTGATAATTATTATTATAACTTAAACAATAAAATAGAAGAACATAACCCCTGTGGTATAATATGTTCTTATAAAGTTTTAAAAAACAACTCCCCTCAAAATTTAAGAAGTAATTGGAATACCTTTAATAACTCATATAGGGGATGGCATTTTAGTTTTTTCGGTGACGAATATTTTATATCAAATAAAATAAAGAATTTTGCACACCAAGAATATAACGATGACTATTATACCGATGTTGAGAGGATTAAAGACGTGGTTGAAAACAATAAAGATATATTTGATAGGGGTAAAGAGAATTCTATTATGAAAAGAATCGAATTATCAGATTATCTACCTAAAAATTATAAAATGTTATTAAAATGAAACAAACAATAAAAGTATCAAGAAGTGGTTTCCCTGGTGTGGGTAATTTCTCATGGATGAATTATTTCGTGGGAGTTTTATCTTTAAAATATGATGTGGTTATCACATCAGAAAACCCCGATGTTGTATTTTACAGTAACTTACATTACAATCAAGGAGAATATGACTATTACACTAAACAAACAATAAAAGGTTTAAATGAATATGATGAAAGTGTAAAAAGAGTTTTCATAAGTGGGGAGGCGAGTCCAGGTTATCACGGAAGATTATCAAATAATGAGTATTGTTTAGGATATGAACATATAAATCATCCAAATTATTTAAGATTCCCAACATATGTGTTAGACGCATTTGTGTTACACAATGAAGGAGGACTTTTTGATAGTCCGTTCGGATGGTTAACATCAAAGAGAGATGTCGACTCAATAATTTCTAAGAAAAAACATTTTTGTTCAGTTGTACAATCAAGTGTCAATAATGATAGGGGATTACTTTATGATGAAATAATTAAAAAACATCACATTAAATCTTCAGGTCCTTGGAGAGGAACTGTGGGTGCAGATGAGGCTTTGAATTACCACAAATACCACAACTATTCAAACCCTGATTATATGGGTAAAATCGATGGATTAGTTTACAGAGATAAGATTAAATTCTTCGAAGACTCTCATTTTAACATTGCGTTTCAATATACAAACACAATAGATTTAACACAAGAGAAGATTATACATGCATATGCTGGAGATTCGATACCAGTTTTTTACGGTAACTCAAACATTTTAAAGGAAGGATTTAACCCTAACGCATTTGTAAATGGACATAGTTTTGAGTCATTTGCAGATACCGCTGATTTTATGGATGAAGTGTATAGTGATAAAAATAAACTCAAAGAAATGTATTCTGAACCATTTTTTGTTAATAATGAATTACCTATTTATTTTAATGAAGAATACTTACTTTCTTTTTTTGAAAAAATAATAAATGACTAAAGGAAAAATATCTTTCTCACTATACGGTGGACATGACAAATATAATTTAGGTGCCATAAAAAATTTCGACTTATGTAAAAAATACTTACCTGATTGGGAGGTACATTTTTTCGCACACAGTCACATGACAAATATGGAACTGATGAGTAAATTAAAATCGGAAGGTGCAATTGTCAATGTTATGGACGGAGTGACAATGTCCGGTAGAGAATCCACATTTTTCCCAATGTTTTGGAGATTCTTTACTTTTTTTAATAATGTACCGTCTATTTCAAGGGATTTAGATTCCAGAATGACATTAAGAGAATCGGAATACATTAGAAAATGGGAAGAGAGTGATAAGTCTATTTTTATTATTAGGGACCATCCGTGGCATTCTTTGGTGCCGGGAGGTTTAGTTGGTATGAAAAATATTGGGGATGAGTTTAAACTATATTTTGAAAATTACATGATTAATGGAGGTACCGGATACGGAGATGACCAAGACATGTTATCAAAATTTGTAACCAATCACGGTGAAGAAGATACCTTTAAATGTATTTTTGGTAATGAAAATTACATTCCAAGAGATGATAAAGAGTTTTTTATTGGTATTCAATTAAATGAAAACGATGAACCTGAATCGCCAGTTGCAATAAAATATTTAAAAGAAATTGGTTATTAATGGAAAATGTAATGTTCTGCTCGTTAGCGGTAGGTGAAAGTTATTTAAGGAATTTTATTAACTTATGTAATGAAAAAAGAAAAAAAGATAACTCCAAAAGTTTAGCTGTTACAGACAAAGACACATTTGAGTTACTTTCTGATTTAATTAAAGAAAATGACCATATTGAGTACGTGGTAATCGGTGATAACTATGTAATCAACGAATGGCCGTTGGGGTTTAATTTTAATTTAAAATATCTACCAATCAAACATTCAATCAAAGAGGATATTGATTTTATCATTTATATTGATTCTGATTTTAGAATTATTGATGGGTATCATCCTGATAAATTCAAAAATTTATTTGATCAGATGATTTCCAATAATATTGATTATGTGTTTGAAAGACCTTACTTTATTAGACACGGTAAACAACATCACCATGATAATTTTTGGAGACATAAAATTGAACCGTATGGTTTAATGGAAACGTCGAAATATGACGATTATCACGTATGTAATGAACAATTTTTAGTATTTAAAAATTCAAATAAAATGAGTATATTTTCAGAAAAATGGGAAGAGTTGTACTGGAAATCTATTGAGTTAAATGTATGGACATTTGCCGAAGGGTTGGAAATTGGGATGGCTTCCGCAGATGCGGAGATGACATTCGATTTTAATCTTTTTAGAGGAACACTAAATAACTGTTTTCAATTTAATGATAAAAGTGGAAACCTACACACAAGATTTTAATATGGACATAAGTAAAAATATAACAAGATTTAATAATTTAGACGAAAGTGATAGTCTATCCGCTTATCTTGGACACACCGCACAACAATCACACAATGTATATCAAATCTTTAGAGATTTTTTAGAAGAAATTAAACCAAGTAGAATTTTAGAAATTGGAACTGCGTTAGGTGGATTTACCCAATTTTTAAACATCACAGTAAAAGATTTAGGATTAGATTGTCCTATTTTAACTTATGATATCTACAGAAAAGAATGGTATTCAGAATTAATAAATAATGGTATTGATGTTAGGGTTGAGGATGTATTTCTTAATTCTTATTCTGATGTTAAACAAGAAGTTAAAGATTTTATAAAACAAGATGGAATCACTTTAGTACTTTGTGATGGTGGTTATAAAATAGGTGAGTTTAGATTATTATCTGAATTAATAAAAAATGGAGACTATATTATGGCTCATGATTATTGTGAGAATAGTGAAAATTTTGAACGTGATATAAATAAAAAAATATGGAATTGGCATGAGATATCTGATTCAGATATTAAAGATTCATGTGAAAAAAATAATTTAAAACCATACAATAAAGAAAATTTTGATTCAGTTGTTTGGGTGTGTAAAATAAAAGAAAATGAACAATAATGTAACAATCGTTACTGGTTTATGGGATTTAGGTAGAGGTGATTTAGGTGGATGGGCAAAGAGAGATTTTTCTTATTATAAATCAAAGTTTTTTGAGATGCTCGAATCAGATGTAAATATGGTTATATGGATTCCATCTGAATTAGAGAAAGAAGTTAGAGAAATACGTAAACCCGAAAATACAAAGATACACATAAAAGAAGTTGAGGATTTTAAAACTTGGTTTCCATTTTTTGATAAATTACAAGAAATAAGAACAAACCCAAGTTGGTATAATTTCGCCGGATGGTTATCGGAATCTCCACAAGCTGCGTTGGAGTTTTACAACCCAATGATGATGTGTAAAATGTTCATGTTAAATGATAGTTCCATTTTTGACACGTTTAATACCGATTATTTCTTCTGGATTGACGGGGGTTTAACTAATACCGTTAATAAAGGTTATTTTTTAAATGACAATGTTTTAGACAATTTAGATTATTATTGTAACGTTAACGATGATAAGTTTATACATTTAAGTTATCCATATGAAGGTAATGAAGAAATACACGGATTTGAAAGAAAGAAAATGGCAGAGTATTGTGGTACTGATTTTGTTAGGTACGTTGCAAGAGGTGGATTTTTGGGTGGGTTAAAATCAAAAGTAAATCAAATGAATAATTTGTATTATAGTGTTTTACACAGTACTATTAATGCAGGTTATATGGGTGCGGATGAATGTTTATTTACAATATTATGTCATACTCATCCAGATATGATACATAGATTTGAATTAGAGGGTAATGGGCTTTGTTGGCCATTTTTTGAGGAATTAAAAAATATAAAAAAAACCAAACCTCTTAAATCTAACGGTCAAAAACCAATGATTAACATAAAGACAAACCTTTATGTATTGACATATAATTCACCTAAGCAATTTGAAACATTAATTAAATCTTTTGAAGAAGTTGAACCTAATTTTTTATCGAAGACACAAAAATTCCTTTTGAATAACTCAACGGATAGGACTACCGATTCTGAATATTCTAAACTTTGTGAAACATATGGTTTTGAAGAAATAAAAAAGGATAACATTGGTATTTGTGGAGGTAGACAATTTATTGCAGAACATTTTGGTGAAAGTGATTCCGATTATTACATATTTTTCGAAGATGATATGTTTTTACATCAAAATACGAAAGATACATGTTCAGCTGGATTTTTAAGATATAAGGATAACTTATATGAAAAAACATTAAAAATTATACACGAAAATAATTACGATTTCTTAAAACTTTCATTTAGTGAATTTTATGGAAATAACTCAGTTCAATGGGCATGGTACAATGTATCACAAGATGTAAGAAACAAATTTTTTCCAAACAAAAGAAGATTGCCTGTTTCGGGACATGATCCAAATGCACCAAAAACACAATTTAAAAATATAAGGATTAGTGATGATATCACATATATCGAAGGACAAGTACATTATTGTAATTGGCCAATTTGGGTATCTAAAGAAGGTAATCAGAAAATATTTTTAGATACGATATGGGCACATCCTTTTGAACAAACTTGGATGAGTCATGTTTTCCAAAAACAAATGGAGGATCAAATAAACGCAGCGGTTTTATTATTGTCACCAATAAGACACAACAGATTCGATTTTTACCCTGGTGACCAAAGAAGAGAAAATTAATGGAACATTTTTATCAAAATATCGGGGAGAATTGGTTCACATATCCTAATCTTTATAGAGATATGGTTTATTTATTTGGTGATAATTCACATTTTGTTGAAGTCGGTTCATGGAGAGGTAGGAGTACATCATTTATGGGTGTTGAAATCATAAACTCAAAATATAATATTAAATTTGATTGCGTGGATACTTGGGAGGGTTCAATTGAACATACCGATCACGAATTAATAATTACATCTTCTCTTTATGATGATTTTATAAAAAATATATCTCCAGTAATTACGGTTATTAATCCTATTAGGATGTCATCAAATGAAGCCTCAAAACTTTATGAAAACGAGAGTTTAGATTTTGTCTTTATAGATGCGGGACATGATTATGAAGATGTTATTGATGATATTAGATGCTGGTTACCTAAAGTTAAAATTGGAGGTATTTTATCAGGACATGATTTTCACCACCCGCCAATAGTTTTAGCGGTAAATGATTCCTTAGGTAACGGTAATTACGAAATAACTGAGAATTGTTGGGTCTTTAAAAAATAAAAACTCCCTATTTGGGAGCTTTCTTCTTTTCTTCGGGTTTTTGTAAACCTTTCTTTATTTCACCTTTTTTCTCACCGTCTTTTTTCATTGCGGTTTTGTGTTGATCAGAGATTTTCTTTTTCTCTTCTTCAGACATTCCAAATACTCCCATATTAAATTGTGTTAGTGTTTATTATTTCAATTGAGTCGTCCTTCTTGTTTTTAAGTTTTTCACATTTTTCATATTCTTCTCTTTCCTCAAAAACTAATATTAACGAATCTATTATTTCTATGTATAATTCTAAATCATTATCATATGATAAGATTGTACATGTATTATTATAATCATTTAATATGTCATTGTCAAGAGAAGTGATAAAATCATAAATCATGATTAACTCCTCCTCATCATAATTACCAACATTTAAAACTCTTGTTGCCTGTAATAAAAAATTAAAATTCATATTATAAATACATTCTATTGTTTATCTCTTATTAATTTATCTAAGATTCTAAAACACTCTAAAAATCCATCATATTCCACCTCACTTCTGGTTGTCTTAGAATCCTGCGTTGGGCCAAATACCACCCCATTAGCCAACGATATTGAAAATACCCATTGATGGGGGTTATACATTTCAATAGTCAAATATACGCCTTCTTTATCAAAAAAATAATAAAGTTTTTTTGTGTCATAAAATTCCAAAGTTGATAAACTTAAAACTCCCACATTAGGAAACATTACATTTGTAAATTTCTTAAATGAGGAAGGATACAAATATTCAACACTATACCAATCTATCATATTATTAATTATAATGCATTTATAGTACTTTGTATATTGTATTTTTTGTTTTTTCAATAAAATCAATATAATTATGATTGTTTACAATGATTATACACGAATTCTATTACAATGATGACAACAGGAGGTTGTACATTGAGTTTTCAACAGATGATGATAGTGATAATTTCTATCGAGTTCTAAATCTTGGATTTGAGGATGTTGAATACTATTCTCCCGAAATAATTGTTGAGGAGGATATGGAAGATATCGATGAAGATTTTGTAAAAGAATTAATTACTCAATACGGTAAAGAAAATGATTTACCAGAAGAAAAAACTTTGTGATATTTATTAGATATGGGATTTTTAAATGACGATAATAAAGAAAAGTTAACCGAGTTCGTAAAGTTCGTAAAAAACCAATTGGAACTTAAAACTGTCCCTACTATTTCTATTAAAGGTAATAGGGACGGGTTAAAGACGACTGCAAATTATGATTATACCAAAGAAAATAAGATTATCAAGGTATATGGTAAAAATCGTGCATTGGTTGATATTATGAGAAGTGTCGCTCACGAAATGGTACACCACAAACAGTTCGAAGACGGTCGTTTAGAACAAAGACCTCCCGATATCGGTGGTGAAATTGAGGATGAAGCAAACGCTAAGGCAGGACAATATATTAAATTGTTTGCTAAAGAAGACCCAACTATCTACGAGGATTAATTAATTTCGTTCGAAAATTAATTCAATAGTATAACCAAACCTCCCTATTATTCTATTTCCTTCTTTTATATATGCCCATTTTGTTGGGGTGGTTAAATATAATTGAGTAGCATATCCAACACCTCTAGAATTGGTTGACCCCGAAAACCCGTAATCTGTCGTGTTAGTTTTCTCATCAATAATTGTTAATAAGTTAGAGTATGTAAATATACTCGAACTTCCACCCTCATAAATTCTACATGTACCTTTAATTTGACTTCTAAAATTGTCATAAATTTTTAATCCATAAATGTTAGGATTACCAAAATTCCACTGATCTCCAATTACGTACTTTCGTTGGGGTATAATTCCTGACGTATCTGATTGTATAATGTAACGACCGTCTAACGTATCAATAACATTCCAATCACATAATCCAACGTAATTTGATAATGTAGAATTAGTCCTATCTATAAATCTACCAATGTCATCTCTATCGGTTCCTGATAAAATTTGAATTCGATAACTTTTTAAAAAAAAGGGGGTTGGGGCTGATAGTTGTTGAAGTAAGCTAGACTCTAATTCATACTTCTCACACCCAAATAGGGTAAAAACAACTAAAATTGATATTAATTTCCTCATGTCTTTATATTTTAAGCAAAAATAGGTATTTTTTGGTATATCATAATCAATTTCAAAGATTTTTTTAGGTATTTATATATTATGAGAATGGTAATTAACGAAAAACAATTAAAATTGATAGTGTCAACTGAAAATCAAGAACTTGAAGAACAGGGGGATGTTGCTAGTGAACCGTCGCCAGGTACGTCAGGCACCCAAGCTGGCGGTCAAGGATACCCTGAGGTTGGTAAATGGGAAACTGGTATAGAAAGAGGTCCCGCCAATCAAATTGGGGTTACAAAGTGGGCTGATATTGTTGGTGCTAATTTAAAAAGAGGTAAGGCTAATCCATTAAAATAAGAAATTACGGATATTTATATAGAAATAAAAAAAAAATAATGGTTTTTCAAACAAGAAATATAGTAACGGAATCTGAAAGGAATAGAATCAGCTCAATACATGGATTTGTACCAAAAAAACGTGATTATATATTTGAAGCGTGTGTTACGGTTGATGGAAGATATTTTGTTATACAAGACGAAGTATTTGACATACAAGAACAAAGAACAATAGGAAACCTTTGGGGTTCATTGGATGTGTTTAAAACAATTTTTGAAAGTATAAAATTAGAAGATGAAGGTTATTCACAAATAAGAGAAAACATTCTCTCTTTACCAATATTAGAATCACAACAAAACCTTTATGGTTTAAGAGACATATTACTTGAATTTGAATTTTTACAAGACACTTGGTTAGGTAGACAATTTAAAAAGGCCGGAGATAGTACTGCAGATTTTCTTAAAACATCATATGAAGGTGTAAAGAAATTTGGACTTGCAGTTTCTCAGGGAGAATGGATGGGTATTTTAAAATTATTAGGTCAGGGTGTAAAGTATGTTTTAAGAAAATTAAAAGACGCTCTATATAGTAATTTGGGTATGATTGTGGATGCAATTTTAATTGCAACGGGTGTTGGTGCCGGTGCCGCAAAAATTGCTTGGGGAATGGTTGTTGCATTAGATGCTTACCAATTAATAAGTGACGATTGGCCAGAGGAAGAAAAGAATAACCCATTTTGGTTAAAATGTTTATTTTTTGGTTTTGATATATTAGGATTTGTAAGTGCGGCAGCCGCAGCTAAAGCAGCCAAAGCGGGGATAATGCCACTTAAATCAATTGCAAATAGTCCAGCAAGAATTGCACAATATTTTGAAAAAAACCCAAAAGTTAAAGGAATGATAACCTCAATGGTTGACGGAATTAAACAAGTTCCAGCCCTTTTACAATCAGTAATGAAAACACTTGCAACTAAATTTCCTAAAGGTGCCAGTTTTATTAACGGTATTTTAGGTGGATTAAAATCCATATCAACAAGATTTACTGAAAGTTTACAAAGATTATTGGGACAAACTGCAGGTACAGGAGCATCTGCCGGTGTGAAGACCACTGGTGTACTTTATGGTTTTGAGAAAGTAATTGGCGGACATGAAACTAAAGGTGCGAGTGTTGCTATGGACCCTAAGATAGCGGACCAATATGCTGAATTAGTTAGAACTAAATATAATGGTAAAGATCCATTTGATTAAATTTAATATTTATAATATATGAAAAATAATACAAACACAATTGACAGAATTAAATTAATGATGTCATATAATAATGAAAAAACATTAAATGAAAATTTAAATGCTTTAAAGTTGGTAAGTGAAGATGAGTCAACTGAGGTTGAAGAACAAAGACAACAAATTGCAAATAGATTTAAAAATGCCGCTACGGGAGCCAAGGAAACTGCTATAATTTCCGCAATGGGTAAAGAATTTAAATTGTCTGATAATGTTATCGCAACAGCATTAACAAAAGACCTTACTCAATTAACTAAAGAACTTGAAGATGCAATAAAGTTGGATTTGAAAAATGGAGTAAGAATATCAACAACAAATACATTGGGACCTGCAGCAAAGGAAGCCTCTAAATTAAAGGCAATGAAAGAAATGTCATTAAAAAGTAATGAATTAAAAGCATCAGGAAAAAATATAACAACTAAAGAAATTGATGATATAGTCTTAAGAGCACAAACGGAATCTAAACAGATGGCTAGAAAATTAGAAACGGGTGTTGTTAGTAAAGAAGGAAAAAAAGCGGCTAATCAAACAAAGAAAATTGCAGATTTAGAAGCGAAGATTAAACAATTAGAAACTGTTAAGACACCTCAACAAGCAGAAGCTGCAATTAAAAATGAGGTTAACATTACCATGACTCAGGGAGGCTCGGCAGGAACACAAGCAGGAGCCGCAGTAACACATGCTGAAGTACAAGCAATTAAAGAAATTGCGCCAGAAGCTAAAGTTGTTGCTCAAGAATCCAAAGCCATTGTTGAAACAATGAAACCTTCTAAATGGCAAAAGTTTAAAGCAATTGCCGGTAGATTAAGTCCAAAATATTGGATTATGTTAGGTTTAGCTGGTGTAGGTGGTTGGTATCTTTGGAAATTTTTTAAAGGTGGAACAACAAAACCTGGAGATCAATTATTTGGTAAATGTCTAGATGATGTTATTGATGATACCGGAACAACAATTAGAAATACAACGGGCGGAGATCCAGTAGTACAAGTTACAAAAACAGGTAATTCTGAATATGATGGAAAGGGTGGTTTATGGTTCTACAATAACGGTAGAGTATTCATGAAGGACCAATCAAAAAGAGGTAGATGGTCTTGTAAAGGTTCAGAAACTGTAATTGCAGAACAAGGTGACGGTAATCCAAATACTGGTATTGGTAATATTAATATTACTTGGGATGGTGAGGCGAGTCCAGTAACAACAGAACCCGTAAAAACGGATAATCCAAACTATCAAGATTGTTCAACAAAAGATTTTCCATTTGAATTTGGATGTATTGCACCAAAAATTGCAGAAATACAAAAATGTTTAGGTATAACACCACAAAAAGGTTATTTTGGACCTAAGACTAAAAAAGGTTTAGAGGATTTACAATATAATTTATCTGGTGGTATTACAAAAGAAACATATGATAAGATTATTTCAGCTTGTAATCCAGTAACAGGATCTACAACGGGTTCTACAACAGGTTCTACCGCTTCGGTAACCGGTACAACTACAGGTTCTACAACTGGTAACACAACAACAGCACCTATAACACCTCCAGCAGTACCTGCCGAACCTGTATACGATAGAAACAGACTACAAGAATTATTAGCTAGTCAAAATTTAGTTAAGAAACGTAAAGGTGTTATAGTTAAATGGGTGGGTCCTGAATTAGAAGGTAACGACTATTACATCTTAGATAAATATTTGATAGACAAAGGTTACATTCAAAAGAAACAAAGGGAAACTGGTGATAGAGACGATGAAGATGTAACAATGAAATATAAGTGGAAATTACAAGGAGAAGAATAATATGAAAGATATTAAAAAAATAGTAAGTGAAACCCTCTCAAAGAAGCATTCTATAAACGAATCCTTTGAGAGGATTTTTCTAAATGAAAATGATGAGGATAAATTCGGTTTAACCATACAATATTTGGGTAAATTGATAGATGAGGGATATGACAATGAACAAATAGAAAATGTAGTAAACGAACAATTTGATTGGTTAAAAAAACTATTTACCCCAAACAAACAAAATCCACAAGATGCATCTACAAGAAGTGGTATTTTAGATAAAGTAGGTGGTGGAGCCATTTCACAATTTAAAGAATATGCAATAACAACATTATTAAACCTAATAGGGTTTAAAGGTCCGTTAGTGAGTGCAATGGCAACTGCAATGAGTGAAATGACATTAAGTGATTTAATTGCTGTCTTTAGAGATAAACAAAGTTGTTCATATCATGGTAGTACTGTTGCTGATGCGTTATCAGAATCATTAGTGGTATATATTATTTCATCAAGTACTGAAGAAGATTCAATGGCTGCGAATTTCTTAAGAAATACGGTATTTGAATATATAAAATCAAGTCAATTTGGTGAAATGTTAGCAAATGCTGTTTGTAATGTTGCATATAAAACAAAATCATCAATTATTTCAAACATTAATGAATAATAAGATATTTATATGTAGAGTTTAATTGGTTTGGTCGCCATTAAACGATAATACTTATAAACGAAAAGGAGGTGTTTCAAATCTCGACAAAGGGTCTTCGGACCTTTTGCTCGTTAATAGAGACACCAAACAAAAAACCCATCCGAAAATGGGTTTATGGTGGAGATGACGGGAGTCGAACCCGTGTCTTTCCTGTTCAACAATAAATGACTACACGTTTATTTAATCGGTTCTCAATTAACAAATAGTAAGTTAATTACGGAAAACTTACAATACCGTTCCTAACCGGATTTTCAAGAGCCGTCAGGTTTGCTCCAACACTCTTCGGGTGGTGTTACACCTTGAAGGCTTCTGTTCCTAGGTTATATGCCAGTCGACCCGATTGTAGTTTCGCCTTAGGCTACCGCTACGTTAGAAGTTGCAAGTAAACCTGCAATTTCCATGTTGTTATAAACGTTGCCGCTTAAATTGCTTCACCGTGGATTTAAGTCATAGATGAATTCTGACTACGTGCCATTTACCCCTGATACCTGAAATCAATACCAAACATCCCCATATTTTAAAGAACTTTTACAAATGTAGATGAAAAAGGGTTAAAAAACAAATTTTAACCCTTAAATAATCTATTAGAAAGAAAAAAATTACTTTTTCTTCGCGGTTGTTTTAGCGGCTGGTTTCTTAGCTGCCGTCTTTTTAACTTTAGCCTTAACCTCTTTAACAACTTCTTTAACTTCTTCAATAGTTTCTTTTACAACTTCAACCTCAGCCTTAACTTCAGTGTTTAATTGCTCTAGTGCTACAGCTTTTTCTGCCTTCGTACTATTACTTAAAAGTTTTTTGATTAATTCGATAATCTTTTTCATAAATTACAAGTTTTATATATAAATATCCGTTATTGTGCTAAAATCAATTAACCCTTAAAGGGAAGTGTTTTTCGTATAATGCCTCAAAAAACAACTTGTTTTTTTCCCATTGTTTATTTACCATACCAATGGATTTATGTGTTACCATTATTTTAGTAGTAACCCCAACTTTAATTCCATCTAAATGGTTGTCAACACAAAATGGTAAATCATAAAAATGGAATCCTGTAAATTCTTCATTAAACTTATGTTTAATTCTATCTTTATGAACCATAATAAATAACCCATCAACAATAACCACTTCTTTTGGTTTGTCACCAAATGATTGTTTTGAGTAGTGATTTACATGTCTTTTACCTTGATGTTCATGACCAACAACACCATACATAGATTCTTTATCCTGCCACCACATTCCACTCATTAAATTATTAGTACCGGCCAATCCTATTATGCCATATTCAGGATTCTCCTCAAATAATCTAATAACTTTTGGTGTGATATTAGGGGTTTCCAAAATAAGATCGTCATGCATAAACACCACAATATCATTTTCGGAATCTTGTAATCCTAAATTATAAATTTTGGGTAATGAATCCACACCGTCATTCTCATAAATTAATATTTGAGTTTTTGGGTGTGAAAACATTTTCTCAACGTGTTTTAAATACGTATCATCTATTTTTCGTGTTGAGATTACAACACTAATTGGTCTATTATATTTCGACATGGGTTGCAATTATTTCACCATAAACTTCTTGTAAATCTATGATTATTGGTTTATTTATTGGTTCGTATTTTGAGTTACAAGTTGATGCATTTACAAATAATGTTTTATCTCCAAGCTCAACACCATAACCTTCGTGGATGTGACCAAATATGTGTACTAAAGGATTTATTTCACCTATTCTACTCATTAAACATTCACACCCCACATTTACATTTGGTTGTCTCCAATTATTAACCAAATCACCGTATCCATTTGGCGGTCCATGTGTTATTAATACATCAGTATCTTCTGAAATCATATTCCACTTTTCTTGTAACTCAACCCCAAATCTTGGTAAGTTAAAGGCCCAATCATAAAAATTTGGTTGCCAAGGACTTCCGTAGATTTTAATTGGTCTTGAAAATTCAGGTGACTCAATAGTCATAAAATTATCTTCCAAATAAGTCACATTGGATTGAGATAGATTTTCAGGAGTCATTAGATTGTTTAACCAATCGTAGTCGCCTTTATGGTGCGGTTGATTAACCCGCTCAAAACAGAAATCGTGATTACCCGAAATAAAAATTTTAGAGTCAAACCCTTCTATGTTTTGAAACCAATGAATAAATTCTGTCACATCTCTTTCTCCACCTCTATTTGATAAATCACCCGCATGTATTAACACATCACCTTGTGGTAATTCGTGGGTCATACCTTTATGTAGGGCATGTGTGTCGGATATACAAACTATTCTCATAATATCAAATATAAGTAAAATTTATTTAAAAGCAAAAAAAAAGTCAGAATAAATCTGACTAATCTTTTTTGGGCCGAACGGTTTTAAAACGTTCCAATTCCACCACTTTGTTTTACTAAACAAAGAAAATAAAACACTGAGAATACATGTCTTAATAATTGACTTAGGGACATTATTTGTTTCTTCCCTTTTCCACTACCTTTTGAGTAGTACCAATCAGCGGCGGTCAATTAGATTAACCAATCCTTGAGTCGTTATATACTCTTTTAATACTCATTACTCATCAAAGATGCCTCCCTG